GAACAAGAATTATTATAATAAGCTGATGGTTAAATCACATCCGTTATGGGTATTGAATATTTAGAGTCATAACGGATACAACCATCAAGAGCAGCAAGTACTATAGTTAATTTTAAAACGCAGTCTAATGTGTTAATGTACATTTAATTTCCTTAACCACTAGCGGCATTAGAATGCGCTAGTGGTATCTTTTGGTTGTTTATATTTAAAGCATCTTAATAATTGACGGCTTTAAGAGTACAGAGTTTAATATAAAAACGCCCTAGGCGGAGTTAAGTTCCTAGGGCAAAATTATTTTGCATGGATAAAGGGAAAGTATCAGACGATTAGCCACTAAAGTCAAACCAAAAGTCAGTTATTTACAGGGAGTAAATTACATGTGTTTTATGTTAATGCTGGCTGCATTTCGCGACCAGGCCAAGGATTCTAATGGGAAGTATCGACTAACAGGAATTGAGACCGCTGTTTACGCCAGGATGGCCTTATATGCCAGCGAGGACGGAACTAATATTTATCCTGGCCTTAACACTCTAGTTGCTGAACTTAAGTTTTCTAAGAGTGCTATTCAACGAACTATAAAAGCTTTATTAGATAAAAAACGGATAGTTTTAATAAAGCAGGGCAACAGTCAAACGCATAAAGCTAACGAATATAAAATTAACCTGTCGTTACTTCCAAGGCACGTAGCTATTCAAATGCCTACTTATACTGACGCTGTGGATAACTATGTGGATAACATGCCAATTTCTATGTATAACCCTGTGGATAATTCTTTACCTATAGTCCCAGAGAACATAGGAGCTGTACCCAGAGAGACCAGGGGGGCTGTAGTCACAGCGCCCACCCATAATCATATATCACAATCATTAAATAAAAATCATATGATTAAAGAGCAACAAATTGATATAAAAAATGATTTGTTGATGATGAAGGTAAATAAGAAATCGGTAGATAGGTGGGTTAACGAGTTTGGGTTTACTGCACTAACTGAAATAATTGTAGCTATGAGAGAACACGAAAAGAAAAAAGGGATCCAAATAAAAAACAAGGGGGCTTATCTTAGGAAAATCTTAGAACAACAAAAAAGCAGACATTAATAGCCATAAAAAATTTAGCCCATACGGAAACCCAGGGAGGACCGTAAGGGCTAAATATCAGCCATGATTAATTAACAATTTAGTATATTCTCATTAAGCTAACCTAAAGAAGTTCTAGAAGCTCCTTTAGGTCAGGAGTAATCTGTTAGCGGTCTTTCAAATCACTAACAGATCTAAGAATAAAAAAATGCAAGATAATGGTAATATTTTAATTTGCCTCTTGCAAGTCATTTGTGCTGATTTCTTCAAACACTTTGTTAATAGGCAAACTATTAATCTTTTGTTGCTTATCAATTTTTTTATCAAGCTGCCTTATAACATCAGCGAAATCTTTTGCTAGCATATGATCTAAACTGTTAATTTTTAGATAATTACATAACGCTATTTCTTCGCTATCCGACAATATTATTTTGCTTTTAACAATATCTAATTGTTCAGCAGTAACGGTAGCGCCGACATCAACTAGATCTACAACACTAACAACATCTTTCGGCTCTTTACCTTCCATTTCTTCAAAGGTTGGATGCACACCAAGAACATCTGAAAAAGCTTTCCTAAGTGCTTGAGCCTCTGTACATTTAGCTATTTGTCCAAAAGGTCTTTTTGCCCACATAGCATTAGGGGTTTCATCAACTTGTGATGTTCCTTTTATTTTACCCTTGTTTGCGTAGTTTTCTTTCCAATACTCTTTGGCAGAAAAGAAAGAGCTTTTACCGCTAGTAGGATTATATTTTTCTACAGTCATCTTACACCATTCAGGATAAGATATTTCTATAGTTCCCAACCTTTCTGTTATCGTTGGACCGTATTCAGGTTCGCTAATTCCCAAATATAGCCCAGTTCTATCAGCGTCAATACGATATGATGCAATACCAGGCATTAAAACATCCCTATATTCATAACTACCAGTTTGACTGTTTTTTACACTCATAGGCACAATATGAACAGGTTTTGCTATTGGATCATACTTTTTAGCTTTACAATATGCTAAAACCATTCCTATAGATTCATCTTTAGCGCCAGGATAAATCGAATTTTTAAGGGTATAATATATATTGCTATCAGTATCCGCTAAAAGTTCTGTTAACGTTTGTTTTGGTTTAATTGGCTTTACATTTGAGCTAAGCATTTTAATCCCCCTGCTTGATTATCTAATTCTTTCATTTTTGCCCAATTAGGTAATGATATTAATTGGAATTTTTCTTCATACCCTGGCCATTCTTTATATCTTACACATTCAGTATATAAAGCTGCACCATCTAGATATTCTAGTCTGCCTTGCGCTAACGAACCTTCGTCTAAAGTAAAGCAGGCTGTTAAATAAGGCGGTTTTTTCTCAACTACGAAAAAGGCAAAGAATCTTTTTTTACCATCTAATTGTTTTAATGCGTCTATCTGCATAGCAGCTTGTCTATGATAGCCATACTGATAAATAGAATTTGAAAACGCTTTAATTGAATCAGTGGTTTTAAGATCAATTATTAATTTATCATTAAAAATATCTGGCCTTGATCTAAGTGGTGTATCAAATGTGCCACCTTCCCAAAATATAGATTGCTCAACTTTACCGTCTTTTAGCTCGTTCCAAACAGGATGTGCAGCTATAACGTTAGCCATGTCTTTAATATCTTCCCATTCGCCAGTTCTTAAAATATCTCGTCCATTAGCTGTAATCTCAGCTTGAGCGTAAATCTCTTTACCAATCTTTGTAGATAAATTCACTGATTCTGTCATACAATAAAAGGTATTATCGAATTTTTTTGGCTCTAATATAAGTGTATGAACAGCACGTCCGAGCTTATATTTTTCTGCTTGTTTCTTTAATTCTTTCTCGTCTAACTCTGTACGTTTTACGTGATATTCGTAGTAATACCGTTTAGGACAATCTAGTATCAAATTGATACCAGTTGAGCTAATGCTATTATCTGCGTGGTATTCGTTAATGTCTAAATTGTCGTATATACCGTTTATCATATTATTTCCTCCTGGTTCAATTCTAATTGATTAAATAAATCTTCTATTGCCTCGAATTCGGTATCACCTTTTCCAAGGCAATCGCCACCCGAATAATTGTCTAGGTTGGCTATCCAGTTAAAAAACGGACGCTCTTGGACATATTCTGTATTGATAGTATAAGTTCTCATTATTTGCCTCTTCTTGTAATTTTTATGTTTTTGTGTAATAATAACTACATTGTAATACAAAACGACACAATGTCAAGAGGTAGTTTATAAAAATGTTGGATAAAACAGAAAAAGAGTTATTAGGAACTCCTTTAAGTGTGAGATTGACATCCATAACGCGTAATAAATTAAGCGTACTTGCACGTAAAAGGGGCATGTCGCCATCTAGCTTGGCTAGATTTTGGCTGGAAGAAAGAATTAAAAAAGAAGATAATAATAAAAAGGGGGATTGAATATGGCAAACATAGATACATTACAAATGTACAAAGAATACTTAGAAGGTGGTTATACTGAGGCTCAGGCAATGACAGCGGTAAAGTCCTTAGGAGTTTATCATTCTGATTTAGCAACTAAAGAAGATTTATTATTAACCAAAAATGAGTTTACTAATGGATTACAAATGCTAGAAAAAGACTTAAAAATTTTCTTCGTGTACTCCTTAGGAAGCACATTATTAGTAGGTTTTATATTACCGATTATTGTAGCAATCGTTTTAAAGTACTTTAGGATAATATAAAAAAGGGGGATTGAATATGGCAACATCAAACGCATTAGTTTATTACCATGAATTAGTTAAAGCAGGAATACCAGACGAACAAGCATTTAATCAAGCAATGGCATTTGATAATGCTATTAGTCATTTGGCAACTAAAGAATATTTACAACATCTGGAAACTAGAACTGACTCTAAATTTGATTTAGTTAGAAAAGATATTGCCAATCTGGAAACTAGAACTGACTCTAAATTTGATTTAGCAAGACAAGACTTAAAAACAGAAATTGGTTTACTTAGAAGCGAGATGAGCATTAACCACCGTTGGATTATGGCATTTTTAATAGCTGGTTTAGGCGGAATAATTGGCATGCTTTGTAAATGATTAATAAACTATAATATAACAAGGAGGTTCATATTATGAAGCGCAGATGTACAGCCTGTAACGGCAATAAAAAGATTATGAAACTAGGGATGATAATGGGTGAATGCGGCATCTGTAAAGGCACAGGCTTAGAAAAAACCCCAGACGAGCCATGGAGTGGCGATAGCATTACTTTAAATGATGGGGAAGTTAAACCAACAATAGACAAGGATGTCACCAATGACGCAAAAAGAGAAGAATCGCGAGAAGTTAAAAAAACAGATAGCAAAACTACCCACAATCAAGCTAAGCGTAAAAAGTAAACACACTCCTGGCAGACCAACAAATTATACGGAAGCATTAGCAAATAAAATTTGCCACAAGGTATCCACTTGCACAGATGGTATGCGCAGAATGTGTGATTCAAATCCAGACTTTCCTTGTTGCCAAACCCTTATGGAATGGCGCTTTAATTACCCAGAATTTGCTGCACGCTACGCACAGGCTAAACTTATTCAGGCCGATCTATTCGCAGAACAAATTATAGATATTTGTGATGAACCAAAAATTACTAGTGAAGAAATACAACACGCAAGACTACGAGTTGACACTCGTAAATGGTTAACATCAAAACTAATACCAAAAATTTATGGCGACAGAGTTCATAGCGAATCAACAGTTAATATTAAACATGAGGATGCGCTGGAGCTTTTGAAATGAGGCCATTACCAGATCTGCAAGGACCGAATTGGCCGCCTATTATAAACAACAAAGAATTTGATGCGCTAACTCCAGGAGACTTTTATGCATTAGCTGTAATGTTCTACGAGTTTATGACACCAAGCACCATTGATGTAACGCCAATTACTTTGGCAGAATTTAAACAAAAGTTAGAAGGAGTGTTAAGAGAATGAGTGAATTAAATGCAAGTGATTTGGTAAGTGAAATAGTACAAAACCTCTATGAGATAGAGGAAACGCTAGAAAATATAAGCCCACTTACAGGATGTGGGTATACAGCGGAGTGTTTTAATAAATTAGCAAAAAAGATAGAGCAAGCAAAACGATTGGCCTTTAGTTTGGCGAGCTGTTTTACTTTAGAAGAGAATATTAAAAGATTACAATTAATACGTAAAAAACACGAATCCCATCAAAAGCAAGCACCAATAACAAGGGATAAAAGATGAACTATAGTGTGCGCTCGCATAGCTTTGAGCGATTATTAGAGCTAATTAACGGTAACTTTGAAGGGCGTGTACTTATAACCGTAACAGAATTGCCAGATTATATTAAACAATTACCAACTAAGCAGCAGCAGGTAATAAACTTTTTTTATCGAGACGGCTTAACTTTTAGAGAAATAGCCACTACGTTTGGAGTGAGCTGGTCGAGGCCGTCTCAAATTAGAGATAACGCTATAAAGAGTTTACGGAAAAAAGCTTCGTATAAATGGAATGATAAAATGATGGACGAAAAAAACAATAAGTCATACGATGACTGATGACGAGATTAAGACACGCCAACTTTTAAAAGACAACTTTATACATTATGCTTCGCGTTGTCTTAAAATCCGCACTAAGCAAGGTGAGATTGCGCCGTTTGTCTTAAATAAAGCGCAGCAGTATATACATGAGCGATTAGAAGATCAAAGAAGACAAACAGGTAGAGTTAGAGCACTGATCTTGAAAGGAAGACAACAAGGATGCAGTACGTATGTTGGCGGCAGATACTACCATAAAACAACGCATAATAAGGGGACACAATGCTTTATCTTAACTCATGCATTAGATGCTACCAATAATCTATTTAAGATGGCGCAGCGGTTTTATCAGAATACCCCAAACTTAGTTCAGCCTGATATTAGCACCAACAACTCTAAAGAGCTTATCTTTGGGCGGTTAGATAGCGGATATAAACTAGGAACAGCCGAAAATAAAGCGGTTGGGCGCTCCAGTACTATTCAATTATTCCATGGCTCTGAGATTGCCTTTTGGGCAAATGCTCACGAGCATACTAAAGGTATACTGCAAGCCGTGCCAGACGCAACAGGAACAGAGATCATATTGGAATCAACCGCTAACGGGGTTGGTAATTACTTTCATCAGATGTGGCAAAAAGCAGAGGGCGGCATGTCTGATTTTATAGCTATCTTTGTTCCATGGTTCTGGCAAGACGAATATAAAAGACAAACGTCGCCGGACTTTAAACCTAATCATATAGAGTTACGCTTAATTGAAGCTTATCGGTTAACCTTAGAGCAGATAGCCTGGCGGCGATTTAAAATTACTGATTTATCAGTTAACGGTCAAGACGGGGAGAAAAGCTTTTGCCAGGAATATCCATGCAATCCAAATGAGGCTTTCCAACTTAAAGGCGAGAATTCATTTATCGATTCATCAATAGTAATGCGAGCGAGAAAAGAAACGGCAGAGAAATACGGCCCTTTAATTATGGGGGTTGACCCTGCCCGATTTGGTGATGATCGCACTTCAATAATCTTTAGGCAAGGCCGTGTGGCATTTGGATTACAAAGCTATACCAAGAAAGACACAATGGAGGTAACTGGCATTGTTCATTCATTGATTGAACAGCATCGGCCTTTAAAGGTGTTTGTTGATGTCGGCGGATTGGGAGCTGGTGTTGTCGACAGGCTTAATGAATTAGGCCACAAGGAGGCTGTCGTTGCGGTTAACGCTGGTTCAAAAAGCTTAGACGACCAGAAGTATTCAAATAAGCGTGCTGAGATGTGGGGTAAGTGCGCCAATTGGCTAGAGGATATCCCAGTACAAATACCAGATGTAGACAGCTTACATGCAGATTTATGCGGTATACGCTATAGTTTTGATTCCAACTCTAGATTGGTTATGGAGAAAAAGGAAGATATGAAAAAGAGGGGAATCAGGTCGTCAGACGAAGCGGACGCGCTTTGTTTAACTTTTGCTTATCCTGTTACGGCATTTAGGGAACAGCCAAACCCAAGCGCACCAATACTTAAATCATTGGCGCAAGATTTTAATACTAAACTGACAGCCATTAGGAGGTCTAGAAAATAATTAAGGCCAAAAAGCTACCGTTAGTGTTTTTGCAGAACTACTAACGGCTAATAAAGAACATCAAATAAATTATACTGTAATCATAACTTTAATCAAACTTTGAATCTATTCTTTTTTCTAGGCTATTTATAACTCATTAGAGTCAAATGTTGATGTGTTCAAAAAGCTGGGCTCCTACGTGGAGGAGAAAGAAATATATGATTACCATATAGGCAGCTTATTACGTGTGCTAATATCAAAAGGACATGATGAACATAATAGTATTACCCCTTATAAAACTCAAAATAAACTAATTGATGATATTGCAAATAAATTTCCTGAAAAAGAAAATTTGTCAGTAGAAAATCTGAACAGGAAGTTTTCTAGTGCAAATAAATTTTTTAAAAATAACAATTTATAGTACGAAATTAATTAAATAATTGTACGAAAATAGCACAACTTTAACGAAAATTGTTATCCATAATACGAAAACGATAAAGAATTGTACGAAAACCTTAATTATTGTACGAAAAGCATCGTTTAATTGTACGAAATTGGTTATCCATTTTTGTACAATGAAAGAATATAAAACATTATCTAAGCTGAGCCTGTACTAAGAAAAACAGCATCCAAGGAATCAAGATGTAATTGATTGGTTAAGTAATAAAGAATTTGACCCAACTACAGCAAAGCGCATGGCTAGCTTTATTAGGCCAGAATGGGCAAAAAAAGGATCTCCCAAAAAACAATAGAGTCTACCTTAATTTCCTTAATTTTCAATGCGTTATGGCTTTATGAACCCTATTATAAAGAACAATAGGGTTCGGTATCTTATTTAAAAGTCTCTAAAGGTGTTTTCCCTAAACCTATAAAACTTTCAGCCAGATCGGTTGGCTGGCTTGAGAGCGAGGTAGACAACTGGATAGATCAACGGATTGAAGCCACTAGAGGCAACCATAGGGAAAAAATATGAATCACCAAAAAGCTACCTTCAGAAGCAGCACAATTATTGCTATGCAGGCTTTTTCTAGCATACCGAACTTAGCATCAAACTTTGAATCTATTCTTTTTTCTAGGCTATTTAAATCTTCTTTAGTGGCTGCGCCGTCAAATGAGGCATTCAAGGCCTTTACAGCCGTAATTGCTTGGCTTTCTGTGTAGCCCCCAGATAAATATTCTTTGTATACTTGTAATGTATCTATGTGTGCCATTCTTATCCCCATTTATAGTTATTTCCTTAGATTTTACTATACTAAAAACTTAGATATAAGGAATGTATCTATCTAAGTAGTTCAACCACCAGAAAAGGATTTCAAATGGTAGCTAAAAAGCACACGGATAAGTTAAACGAAATCAAGAAAAATATTGAGCACGCGCACGAATATTTTATAAAGAATGTTAATCGCTTTAATGACTTTATGAAGTTTGTCTTCCAGACTTCGTTATCGTCCGATGACATCACTAAATTAGATGTGCTACAAAAACCTGCAATAGAATTTAACATCTTAGAAGCGATGATTTCAAGGCTAAGAGGCGAGTTCGCGAAACAAGAACCATCAATAGTGGCAAGAGCTGCCGACGGTGTGCGAATTGAAGAGCTAACCCCAGAATTTTTACAAACATTAGAAATAATAGAGGCGCATTTAAGAGAGATTTTCTTTGACGCCTCCAACGATGCACTAGAGTATAACATTTATTCAGACTTATTAGCTGGTGGTTATAGTGTTGTCCACGTTTATACAGGCTACATTAACGAGCTATCTTTTGAGCAAAATATTAAAGTAGAGCGAGTATTCGATCCAACTTTAACTGGCTTCGATCCGTTAGCCAGAGAATCACATAAGGGCGATGGTAATTACTGCTTTCAGTTAATCCCTAAATCAAAAGAAGATTTTGAAGAAGAATTCGGTAAAGGCTCGGCCGACAATATGAAGTTTGAAAGATCGAGCCATGTAGGCGATTTTAATTGGAGCTATTTAAATCAAGATCAAGAAATCATACTGGTTGCCGATTACTACTGCAAGAAAAAGAAGAAAGAGAAGATCGTAAAACTTTCTAACGGCCATACTATTGTTAAAAAACATTATGAGGAATTCCTTAAACTATGGGGTAATCAAGGGTTTATTGAACAAGCCCCCATTCTTATAGATGAAAGAGAAACCATTATCGAAACAATTGATCGCTATATGGTTTGTGAAGATAAAGTACTGTCTCACGAAGAAACATCCTATAAGTTCTTCCCGTTAGTATTTATTGATGGCAATAGTGTGGTAATTAGAGAAAACGAAGATGATGCATCAATGCAGATGACCAGGCCTTTTGTTTATCATGCTAAAGGTGTGCAACAACTTAAAAACTTCTCAGGACAGACCGTTGCTGCCGAAATTGAAAACATGGTGCAACATAAATTTATGGTAGCAGTTGAGTCTATACCAGAGGATTATGCGGACGCTTATAAAAACGTACAGCAAGCATCTACGTTGGTTTATAACGCATTTTATAAAGATAATCCAGAGCAACCATTACCGCCCCCAAGAGAAGTTCAACGAACCCCTACTCCCGACATTGTTAATATGACTTTTATGGGGACCGATCAGGTTACCCAAACTATATTAGGTACGTATGATTCCATATTAGGAACTAACGATAAGCAAATATCAGGGGTCGCCATACAGCAAGGAGCAATGCAATCTAATGCTGCGGCCATTCCTTATTTACAGGGCTATATTAGAGGCTTAAATAGGGTTGCCCAAATAGTTGTTGACTTAATTCCTAAGTATTATGTAACGCCTAGAAGCTTACCAGTAAAGGAGCCTGACGGTAAGCGCTCTTACCAAATTATTAATCACCCAAATAATCCTGAAAGCGTAGACTTTAGTTACAACCCAAATAGTTTACAGATTAAGGTTGAAGCAGGGGTTAGTAGCGCAGTACAAAAACAAGTAGCGCTTGATCAAATAATTAGAATGATGCAGTCCAGTCAATTGTTTGCTGAGTTTATTAATACTATGGGGCTAGAAACAATTCTAGATAACATGGACATTAGAGGTATTGAGGGGCTTAAGGCTCAAGCCGTTCAGTTTATGAAGCAATTAGAAGAACAAAAACAACAACAAGCACAGCAAGGCAATCCTGAAGAAACCGCAATGCGTGAGCAAACCGAGGCCATTAAACAAATTGAGATGGCTAAGATTCAGCAACAACAACAAAAACAAGAAGGAGAGCTAGCTATCCAAGCTGCTAAAGTTGCTAATGAGAAGACCTTAACTGATGTTAAGTTTATGCAGATTATGGCGCAAATTAATCAGAACCAAATCAAACTTGGAATTGAACAAGAAAAGGTTGATTCCGAAAATGCTAGAACTGCGGTGGAGCATGTAATTAAAAGTGCAGAAATAGCCCACAAACATAGGGAAGAATAGTGTTAGACAAGGGATATGTCTGCGTTTTGTCGGATTGTAAAGATGCGATAAGGGATTTGATTGCAAAGGGTCAACAGGTAGATGCAATTGTTACTGACCCGCCGTATGAACTTGGGTTTATGAACAAAGGCTGGGATAAGTCTGGCATTGCTAATGATGTCGAGTTATGGAAACTATGCCTAGAGGTATTAAAGCCAGGTGGCCATTTATTAGCGTTCGGCGGTAGCCGCACTTATCATAGGATGGCCTGTGCAATTGAAGATGCCGGGTTTGAAATTCGGGATCAAATCATGTGGGTTTATGGAAGCGGTTTTCCTAAAAACTTAAATGTTAGCAAGGCTATCGATAAGATGGCTGGTGCTGAAAGAGAGGTTATAGGCGTTTTAAAAAGTAGCCAAGATATAAAGGGGAACGCTGGGTTTGGCAGTGAAAAAAGCAAGCTTAAAGAAAGGATTGATATTAACATAACCACGCCGCCAACATACGATGCCAAAAAGTGGGATGGCTGGGGTTCTCAATTAAAACCAGCACACGAGCCAATAATTGTGGCAAGAAAACCACTAAGCGAAAAGAATATAGCAAGTAACGTGCTAAAACATGGTACTGGCGGGATTAATATCGATGGGTGTCGGGTTGGAACAGAAACTAGAACGTATCAAAGTATGAAAACTTTAGGGGTTATGCACGATGATAATTGGGTGTCAAGGCAATTTAAATCGACCGTGTCAGGCCGTTTTCCAGCAAACTTTATCCACGATGGTAGCGAAGAGGTAGAAGCAAGTTTAGGTTCGCCGTCCCGCTTTTTCTATTGTGCTAAAGCGTCGTCCGCAGAAAGAGGCCAACATAACAATCATCCCACTGTAAAACCAATTAAATTAATGCAATACTTATGTAGACTAGTTACACCGCCTAATGGCGTTATACTCGATCCGTTTATGGGCAGCGGTTCAACTGGAATTGCTGCTAAGCTAGAGGGATTTAGGTTCATAGGAATTGAAAAGCAACAGGAATATATGGATATTGCGATTAAAAGGATAGCGAATGACAACTAAATCACATACCTTTCCGCCATTAAAGCCGCTGCCTCTGATTACTTTGGAGCAATATGAGATTCTTGAGTTGAATCAAGATTTAGGTTATAAGAATCTTTTAGCTGACGCTAAATTTGAAGAAGAAAGAAGTAAACTATTTTTAAAGGATTAATAAAATGTCAAAACTAACAACTAACGCCAGAAAGAAATTAAAACCAAAAGAGTTTGCATTACCCAAATCACGTAAGTTTCCAGTGCCTGACAAATCTCACGCTGCCAATGCTAAGGCTCGTGCATCTGAGATGGAGCATAAGGGTAAAATATCTAAAGAAACAGAAGAAAAGATAGATGCTAAGGCTAACAAAGTTCTTAAGGTAAAGAAAAAGAAATGAAAAACGAAGATGAATCGGTACCTGTAATAACAGAAAAATCCGAAGATGAAAAGGTAATCGAAATTGCAGAAGATTGCGTTATCCTTTTAGATTATGCGCCTACTGAGGCTGAACTTGCCGAATTTCACCGAGAATCTTCAGTTGAATATTGGCGTACTATAGAATTACCGCCATCGCCTAAATATAAACCTGGTTCACCATAAATTTTAACAAACAAGGAGAGTTACGATGCCTACTGATAATCAACCTAAAAGCATTACGACTGTATTAAATAAACTTAAAACCGAATTACACGAAGCCATGGCTAATTTCCATGCTAAAATAGATGCCATTGGACATCATGTGGAAGCCGAAGCCCCTAAGATTGAATCCGATGTTGCTAGCGCAGTTTCTAATATTCAACCGGAAGTTGCGGCCGCTGTTTCAACTGTAGAAGCTGTTGAGCCTGTTGTTAACACTGTAGTTGGTGTTGTTGCTCCAGAAGCATTACCTATTGTTGAGGGCGTGGAAAGCGCTGTATCTACGGTAGCTAGTGTAGTTGACGCTCCTAATTCGCCAGCTAAAAAAAAGCTTAGAATATAGTATTAAGCGCATATACACTAACATAAATTATTAGTGTATATGCTATTTTTTATCATTCATTATGCGCCTACTATATAAGAATGAATAAAGAACATTATACGGAAGCAGATTTTATAACGTACGAGGTTTTAATTATTTTAGAAGCGAAAATTGAAAAAGCTAGAGAAATTGCCATTAACTTATTAAATGCTGGCGTAAGCCCAGAGATAATAAGTAAATGCTTGGGCTTGTCTATAGAAGAAATAGAGGAATTACCAAGATATGATGGGCGGAGAGATTAACTATATACGCTTTTTCTATGTCCAACATTAACCACAATTACTACTAACGTACTGTCTTTTATCTCACACACAACTCTATATACCCCAGTTCTATAGCTCCATAATCCTTTGTGGGTTCCACTTAGGGGCTTACCTAGTCTGCGAGGGTTACTAAGTCTCCTAATTTTATTCGCTAAAAAGTCCCTTATTTGTTTTTGTGCTGGCTTCCCTAATTTGTCCAATTGTTTCACGGCCTTTTTGTCTAATTCAATCATCCAAACCATTCTTTTTGCTCCATTCATCCAAAGATATAGTAGGGTTCTTTTGTTCTAGCACGCTAATTGCCAATAAATAATCTTCCCTATCTTCTATAAATTCTTGGATGGCTTTTCTAGCATAATAGCTTTTAGTGCGACCTGTTTTTTCGGACAGTCTAGTTAAGCGTTGTTCTAAATCTTCTGAAATTCTAATAGCAAGCATAATGTATCGCCCCGTATAACATGTATACCAAAGTATACCAAAGCTATAGCAAAAGATATACCTCTTTTTGCACATAAAAAATTGGATCAAAAAAGAGGAGTTTTTGGTCGTTTTTTCGCCGTATACTTTTAAAGCAAATTATGCTAGGCATTTTTTAGATTTTTTCTTGCGTGTATTTTTTTCTATTTCTTTAATTGATTTCATCAAAGCCAAAGCATTATAGGGGCTGCTCATAAGATATGCTGTTTCTTTTACGCTATTCCATTCTTGTTCGGATACCAATACGGCATTGCTTTTTTTGCCTTTAATATAAATCGGTTTATGCCCATCAGATATTTCATTAACCAAACTATATAAATTTTGTCTTGCAGCACTTACGCTTAAAATTGTCATATAAAACCTCCACAATAGCAATCCCAACTATACTACAATCCGTACGGGTTTTACAAGTGTTAGTAGAGGAACTACCTAGGTTTGATGCTCGCCAATAAAAAGAACACTTTGTTATTGACACGCCCTAAATAAGTCTGATATTCCCAAAATCCTGTGCAAACATTGCGCAAATTCAGAAATTAAACTAAAGTTAAATTACTAGGTTTATACAGGATGTAGAAACTTAGGTTACTACCGAGCCATCGGGTATAAATGGTCGCGAACTCAGCGCATGAGGTTATTTTACCGTCACGGGGAAATAGTGGGTTTATGGATGATATAGAAGCTTCAGGGATCGAAGCGCCAGTTAGTGACAGTGGCACTGAAAAGACACTGACTACTAGCCAGGTGAATGACATTGTTAAACGGGAAAAGGCTCATGCTGCTGAACGCGCGCGTCAACAGGCGCAAGCGGAATATCAAGCTGAACTTGAAAAGGTTCGTGCTGAGGCTGCTGGGAAACCAGCGTCAAAAGGCGAAATAGATGCTACTGCTATTAAGCAGCAAGTATACGAACAGTTCATGCAGGATTTACAAAAGCATCGTGATGAGGTTGAAAGAAAAACTCAGGAAGATGAGTTAAAGACAATTGCTGATCAGTACTACCTTAAAATGGGTAAAGGCTCTCAGTTATTTGAAGACTTTAACGAAGTCATGGGTGATTTTGAACCTGATAAATTTCCCAATGCGGTAATGCTTGCAGCGCAAATGGAGAATACGCCAGAGATTATGTATGAGCTGGCTAATAACCCATCAAAGCTGTTAGAGATAGATGGACTAGCTAAGACCTCGCCTAAATTAGCGACAAAACAGCTAGAAAGGTTATCGAAATCGATAGCCAATAATCTAGAAGCAAAAACCAACAATGTTAGTGCCCCTCCTCCTTTATCAAAACTTAAATCTTCTTCGGTCGGTATGGATAGCGGCAAAATGACGTTGAAGGATTTTAAGAACGCTTCTTGGTTGAAAGGCTAAAGGATCGTTAACCTCTAACTACATTGCCATATCCCTACCTAGATTAACGCTAGATAAAGGGAAAATTTAACATGGCAGGACCAACAAATATTTTACAACAAGTGCAAACATACCAAATGTCTTCACTTGCCTTTCTACAAAACTTAAATTGTTTTATATCTACTGCAAACACCAAGTTTAAGAACTTTGAAAAATTGGTCGGAAACTTAGGGGATTCAGTAGGCTTTGATTTACCTCCTAGAATGACTACTACTAACTCTTTAGTTGCAACTTTTCAACCAGCCGATCAAAGAATACAAACTTTGGTTTGCGATCAATCAGTTTCAACTAGCTATACATTTACATCTCAACAATTTATATTCAATGTTGAGGAATACATGGGACGTTTCGGTAAAGCTGCTGTTCAAGAAATTGGCGCACAAATCGAAGCTAACGTTGCACAAAATTGTGTAACTAATACTTATAGATTCTTTGGTGATGGCGTTAACCCAATTAACAGCTATACCCAATTAGCTAATGCATTAGCATTATACCGTAACTATGGTTCAGCTAATGGCCGCGCCAAAGCATATATTGGTGACACCGTTGTACCTAACATCGTTGGTACTGGATTAAGCCAATTTGCAATGGATCGTAATAACAAGATTGCGAACAGTTGGGAATTAGGGGAGTTCTCTAATTGCGATTGGTACCAATCTAACTTATTGCCAATTCATATAGCAGGAACTGAAGGACAACAAGGAAGCACTTTAACTGTAGTTTCTACTACGTTAGATGCTAACGGCGCTGTAACAGCTATTACCTTTAGTGGTACTCATGCTGCAAATGATGCTAACTCTGTTGCTCAATACGATAAATTCCAATTTAACGATGGCGTAGCTGGATATACCAACTTACGTTACAGAACTTTTATTGGGCATAAAGTATCCGCTAACCCAGTTCAATTCCAAGCTACCGCAGCTGCTGCATCCACCAATGGATCGCAAGTAACTGTTAATATCTTCCCAGCATTACAAGCATCTCAAACTAATGCTCAAAACTTAAATACCCAAATATTACCTGGTATGCAGGTTTCTGTATTACCAAGTCACAGGTCTGGGCTGATAACAGCTGGCGATCCATTGTTCTTAGCAATGCCAAGATTGCCTGATCAAATACCGTTCCCTACAGGAAACGAAAACGATCCAGAAACAGGTGTATCAATGCGTATGTATTACGGAAATCTATTTGGACAAAATCAGATGGGGATGATCCATGATGCAATATGGGGAAGTACGCTAGTACCAGAATATTCGATGGCTTTGGTATTTCCTCTATAACCTGATGATTAACAATAGGGGCAGCCATGCCCCTTATTTAAAAGGAAGAATGTTATGACAATACAACCTAACTACCCTATGGTTAACCTTGGTAACCTTTATGTCCAAGGTGGTGCGCTTTCATTTGTAAGCGGCACTAGTATTACAATTGCCTCCGGACAGTTTCGTGATTCAACCAATGTTAACGACATTGTGTTATCAAGCGCTGCAACTATTGTGGCATCTGCTAACGGAGCTAACGGATTAGACGTTGGCGCATTAGCCAATAGCACTTTATATGCGGTTTATGTAATCGGCGATTCTACTGGATTTAACGCTACGGCTGGCCTTTTATCAACTAGCTTTAGCGCTCCAACATTACCTGCTGGTTATGATATGTTCCGCCGTATTGGAGCTGTTCTAACAAGCGGCGCTGCTGCAATTCTAGACTTTAGCCAAGCTGGTCGCACTATGTGGTATGCGGCTGCCGTTGCAACTGCTGTAACAGCTGGTGCATCTACTACTTTTGCTTTAGTTAACGTTTCAGCAATGGTACCAAGCACTGCAAGTTCTGTAATACTAGAGGCAGTTTTAACAGCTGACGCTGGCGCAACTCGTACTGCTGCTTTTAAAGCTAGTGGCTCAAGTTCAGCGGCTGGTCAGGTTGTTATGTCGTCCCCTGCTAGTACCGTTACTAGTACATCTTTAGTATGTCCTTGTTCAACTATAACAGGTACAACAGGCGTTAATTACTTAGTTTCAAATGTTGCGGCTGCTTTGGCAGTTTCTGTATTTGGCTATGTAGATCAATTATAAGGAGCACTTGTCCATGGCTTATCCTGTCACACTGCTTATTTCAGAGGCATTTTATACGTCAGGAATCGTCTCAAGAAATTTTCAGCAAGTGGCAGGAGACCAGGAGCAAGTAGGCTTTTTAAAACTAAACGAAATCTTGTCTGATACTGCAATTGAAGAAGATATGATCCCTTATTTTACGACATCATATGACTTTAATGCAGTACCTGGCCAAGAAATGTATTTTATTCCAAACCTATCTGATCCTGAAACTTTAACATTCTTTATTAATACCATTCGGTATCAAATGAGAAAAGAATCTCAAGATTTGTATTTTGGTGCAGCACGCGCAGAAAATGTTGAATCATTGCCTTATAATTGGCATTGCGAGCGTTGTTTAGGTGGCTGTAATTTATTTATCTATTTCTTTCCGGACACTGCTTACCCAATGCAATTAACAGGGCGCTTTAGATTGCAAACAGTAACTATTAATCAAGACTTATCGTTAATACTTGATCAGTATTATATTAATTATTTACAATACCGTTTAGCCGACAGATTGTGTACAGCATACAATTTCGCACCTTCCCCATCATTAACTAAACAACTACTACAATATCAACAAATGATCTCCAAGCGTTCAAGCCCAATGGATTTAAGGATTAATAAAACTTCTACTTTTAATTCGGGCAACTCGATCAATTACGCGCAAGTAAATCTTGGAAAGGGCTGGACTACCAATTAATTAAGGGATACTCCATAAATGAGACAAACACCCAACGCCAAACAAGAGCCCGTAAATGTAGTGGGAGGTTCAACCTTCGGTAGATATAAGAAAATCTCAAGTGAAAAAACATACAACATGTTTGTTTCTGACGAATGGCTAGTTAACACCGCTGGGTATCAAAAAGTTTATGAATTACTTCCGGATGGATTAGGCCGTGCTATTTTTACTAGTATTCGTGGTAACATTTTGATCATAGTAGTAGACAGTTTTGTTTATTCATTAAACGAGCACCTTGTACCTACTTTTGTAGGAATGTTGGGAACTGAAAGAGGTGTTGTATATATAGATGAAAATTTAAACTCACAGATTTGTATTGTAGATGGGTTAAATGCTTACATCTATAATTATTCCCTGCCAGGCACCAGTTTAACGGTTCAAACCGGCTTAGGCAATCTTATACCAGGCTACGTTGAGTATCATAATACCTATTTCCTTTTTGGAAATGCTGACAGAACTAGTAATGGCTCAGCTTGGTATGCTTATCAATACAGTACACCAACCACAATAATACAAGCAACTCCTGGACAATTTGCCTTACAAACTAAACCTGATTATGCATTAGCTATAGTAAGGCTGCCAGGGCAAGGCGCTAACGTTTTAGTTATGGGTACATCAGTTTGTGAGATATGGACACAAATTGGCGGCCTTCAAAATTATAGACGTAATAACACCATAAACGTTGATTATGGTTGTGCCTCGATTTCAACCATTGCAACCTCAGATAGATATGTAGCGTGGCTCGCTATTAATGAAAATAATGCACCAACTATTATGGTGTATACTGGACAAGGATTTAAGCCAATATCAACAGATGGTATTGATCACCAATTATCCCACATTAAATATGTAGCTGAATCAACGGCCATGTTTTATAGACAAGATGGTCATTTATTTTATCAATTAACATTTTATAATCCAGCTGATAATTTAACCATTCTTTATGATTTTAATACAGAAATGTTTTTTAATCTTAGTGATTACGCATTAGATTATCATCCAGCTAAAAATTATGCCTACTTTAATGGCAACACTTATTTTGTTTCATTAAATAATGCTGCTATTTATTTATCATCAACGGATTTAACTACATATAATGAAAATTTACCGACTATGATTTCAGATCCAACTCAAATATATGAGATCCAAAGGATTAGAATTTGTGATACTATTAGGGAAGATGATAGTAGTCAATTCAGGCCAAACAGTTTTGTGTTTACAATTGAACAAGGCAACGATAAAAATGTTACAGGATTATCAATAAATAGCCCTGGACAGGATTTACTAATAACTGAGGATTTATTTACTCCACCTGACGATACTATATACACTGAGGCTGGACAACAAATGGCAGATGAGGATTCTAGTGATATAGCATCACTTACGATCCCATATCAACCTAGGGTTGATTTAACGGTCTCAAGAGACAGCGGTGTATCCTGGAGCAATACCGTCTCTAGAAATTTAAACCCTATAGGAATACGTCAGAACATTCTTAACTGGGAAAATTTAGGAGCATGTAATAGTTTAACTTTAAAATTAAGATTTTGGGGATTAAGCCGTTTTGTAGCTAATAACGGAATGGTGGTGTTGTATTAATGGACTTACCAACATACATACAAAATGACAATCAAGAAAATTATAACCAAGAATTAAATCAAACTTTAAGGGATAATTTAAGTAATAATGGTTGGGTTGTACCAGAGATAACGACGGCAAACTTAGCTATAATATCATCACAGATGCCAGATGGTACGCTTTGGTATGTAACCGACAGTACGCCGCCTATATTTGTTGGAAAAGTTAACGGTAGTTTAGTAAAATTTACAACTACTTCATATCCATAAGGAGCATAGATAATGGGATTTTTTAAAAGCGTAGGAAAGATGTTTAAAGGCGTAACTAAGCCTCTTATGGGAGCTGGTATGGGTTACCTGACAGGTGGTCCGATTGGTGGCTTAATGGGCGCTATGAGCGGCTTTGGTGGTAGCGGAGGAGGCGGTGGTGGCAATTATGGGGCTGGCATGGAATATTTAAACCAAATTCCAGGTATGGCTAGAAGCTATTTAAACCCCTACACCGAAGAAGGAAGAAAAGCTTATAACAGTCTTTTAGATCAATATAGTAATACCTCTACTACTAACCCAACTCAATTTCCAGCAGAATATAGCCAAATGGGACGTGATCCTACAGCTTTTATGAATAACTTAATGAAAGATTACGAGCCATCTAGGGGTTACAATTACAAACAAAATCAAATGCTAGGAGCTGCTAGAAATAGTGCGGCATCTGGTGGTTTTTCTGGAACCCAGTATGATCAAGCAAACCAAGCTGAAACAATTAAAGATTTACTTGGCTCTGATATGGCAGAGTATTTATCCAATGTTTTGAATATTCAAAAGTCTGGCTTAGAAGGTGAAGAAAGAAGATTGGCTGGGCGCGAAAGAGTATTAGCAGGGGAGGCCGGAAGAGGCGGCGATGCTGCACATGATTTAGCAAGTATATTGGGAACTAATTTAGGACAACAAGCAGGATTTAGATTTGAGGGTGAACGTCAAAGAAGGTTAGATCAAGCTAATAAAAGAAACAGCAGGATGGGTTTATTTGGTGATTTACTAAGTTCGAAAAACCAAGGCGGCCTTGATGCTGCTAACGGTAGACTTACTGACATGTTTAGCTCTCTTGGCGCACTTTTTGGAGGATAATTATGCCTATTACACCTATTAATTTTGCTGCCATTGATCCTATCGATTTTAAAGATGATATGTTCTCTGGCTTATTAAAAATGCGTGAAGCTCAACATGCTGGCGAAAGACGTGGTTTAGAGAATGAGGGTACGCGTCACCAAAATTCTATCCAAGGCGCTAAGGCTCAATATGCTCCTGATATGGAAAAGTTTACTGCT